GCTTCAGGATTTCGAGGAGCTTCTCGGCGTCGACATCCTCAGCCTTCTTAATGCCTTCCTCACCCGGCCGCAGCGTCCTGGCCTGCGGCAGGTCGGGGGCGGCAGCCACATCGGCTGGCTCCGGAGCCTTCGCGGGCGCAGCCTTCGCGGGCGCGGCCTTGACCATGTTGCTTTTAGCCGGTGCCGGCTTCGCCGGGGTCGGGTCAGGCAGACCCGACTTCTTCCGGTCGTCCTTCGTGAGGAGGTTGACCAGGTCGGCCTTCTTCGAACCGGCTGGAATCTTGACGCCGCGCTTCTTCAGCTCCGCGCGCAGGTCGGTGACTTTGTACTTGGCGTCCGACCAGTCGGTCGGGGCCTCGCCCAGCATCGTGCCGAGCATCCGTTCCCGCTTGGCCTTCGCTTCAGGCGCAGCCTGCACGGTGGGGATTGTCTTCGGGAACTTCTTGCGGTCCTCCCGGCCCCGCTCGCCACGACGGCCGCCCTCATCGCGGCCACGGTCGCGTCCCCGGTCGCGGTCGCGTCCCCGGTCGCGACCCGTTTGGTCGCGTCGGGTAGTGACCTGATCCGCTAGGTCCTGCTCGTCCATGTCGGACGGCAACTGTTGCCGCGAAGCAATACGTGCAGCTCGCTGCTCCGCCGACTCCTGGCGCTGCGCGGCTGGGCGTTGCACATCGGGCCGGGCGGCGGGGGCCTGCGGGGCATCGCCCCGGTCGCGGCGCGGACCGCCGGATGGGCCAACCCGGGTGACGAGCGGCTTGCGGAGCACCACCTCGTTGCCGTCGGCGTCGCGGCGCACAATTCCCTGCCGCAGGATCCGCACATCATTGCCCGGCCCCGTGTTGGAGCTGAGCGGGTCCATTGTGTCCGGGTTGAACTTGCTGATCGACCCACGGTTCGCGCCCGTACGGAACAGGCCATGCGTGCGCATGTACGTGTCGACCGCGTCCTGCACGTCGCTTTCAGTCTTGGCGGCCTTCACCGCCGACCGCAGCTCAGGCAACCCGTCCTGGTTGTCCTGACCCGAGATGTACCGGTCGATGGCCCCCTTGATGCTGCCAAGCTCGCCGCCGTCCGCAATTGCGGTGAGGGTGCGGTCGAGCATTTGGATGCGGGCAGCCTCATCCTTGCGGTCCTGCGTCGCCTTGGCCCGCTCCTGCTCGCCCGCGTCCGGGGCGGGTGCTGCCGGTGCAGCCGGTGCCTGCGGCGCGGGTGTGGGGGCCTGCTCCGGCTGCTGCTGCGCGGGTGCGGGCGCGGGGGCCTGCTGCGGGGCGGGTTTCCCGTCGGGGCCAAGGCCACGACGCTGCATCGCCTCCGGGGTGGCCTCCTCGGCGGGTGCGATCTCCTGCGGCGACAGTTCCTTGCCCAGTGCGCGAGGAGCCTCACCAGTTCCGCTGCCCTCCACCACGGCGCGCACGATCATGCCGCCACGGCCGTCGTCGTCCACGTGGGTGATGCGGAACGGGACCTCCCGGTCCAGGAGAACCTCCCGCGACCCGTCGCCGACGATGACAGCCCGCGTGCCCTTCGGGGCCACGATCGACATGGTGACGCGGGGACCCTGCGTGGGCAGCGGGTTGCCCGCGTTCATCGACTGGTACGACTTGTCGGTGGCGAGCTTCCCCGTCCACTCCTCCACCTCCTGCATCCGCTCAGGGGGCAGGCCGAACGCCTCAGGACCCACCACGCGGGTGAGGACCATGTCCTGCGGCAACGGCTCCATCATGGAGTCGAGGTCGCGAACCTGCGGCGAGTCTTCGTGCCCGGCGCGCAGCGACGAGTCGATGTCGTCGAAACCGTCGGTGGTGTAGTAGTCGAGGCTGGCCTGTTGCCGCGTGGACCACGGCTTGCGCTTGCGTTGCTTCTTCTGCTCGATGTTCAGGAAGCTGGCAATGTGCGCGTCGCTGCGGAACGTGGCCCCACCGAAGGGGTTGAAGATTCCGAGGATGCGATCGATCCGCGCTTGGGCAGGCTTAGACAAGCCCCACTTGTCCCGGAACCTTCCCTTGCGGTCCCGGGGGTGAAGCTCAGGCTTCCATTGCGCGGCATCGAAGGCCATTCACTACTCCGTCTTGGCTGCCTTGTCAGCGGGGGCGGGGGTCGCAGCAGCAGCGGGGGCTGCCTCGTCGGGCTCGTCTTCGCCACCACCATCAGGCTCAGCCACCACGGTGAACCGGGCGTTCATTTGGCGGGCCAGCATCGTGGCTTCCTTCTGGGTGTTGACGACCTCCTCCGCGCCAGCGGCCTCGGTTTGCTCGGTGCGCTTCGCTGCGATCTCGTCCAAACGCTCCGACCGCTTCTCGGCGGCCCGCGCAGCGTAGGCGGTGTTGATCTCGTTCAGGCGCTCCTCGCGCATCGCGAAATCCTCCTCAGTGTCAGCAGGCGGCTCGTACCACTCGTACGTGTATTCGCCCTCGTCTTCGTCGAACTCAGTGTCGACCTCTTCGTATTCGTAGTCGGCCTCGGCCAACACGCCTGCCGCGACGAGGGAGAACTCCTCGCCGCCCTGCGACGTGAATACCGGGAACCCGGGGTTGTTGACCGCCAGTGCGGCCACCAGCTCCAGGTTCCCCTTGTGCCTGCGCCAGTCACCCGAAAGCGGGGACATGCGCAGCTCGTCGATGCGGTCCTTGTCGGTGATGACACCGCTGACCCACACCCCGTACTTGTCCTCGCCGGCCGTGACCGCAGCCACCGCCCAGCCCGTGTTGTCGTAGTGCTCGCGGGCCGGAACCACACCGAACTGCGGGTGCGCGTGACCCGTACCAAGGGTGATCTTGCCGACGTTGACGCGGCGGCCCTCGCTCGTGATGACGTGGCCCGTGCGGAACAGGCCATAGTCCGTCTTGGAACGGGGCAGCAGGACACACTTGTTGCCCACACCCACATGGCACACGCCCCACAAACCAAGGTGGCCGTAGACGTGGTCGCCGTCGACGGTGAGCGGGGTTGGCTTCGCGAAGCCGGGGTCATCGAACACGGACGACGGTGGGGCGGTGTCGAAATGAACAGACGCCGTGACCGAGTCGTCGGCGTCGCACCCGCAGCCGATCTCTTCGATTTCCATGGATGCCTCCTGCGGGCGGGGCGTGCGAACCCCTTCAAGGAACGGGGACTTCATGCCGGAGTCCCCAAAAATGCCGGCCATCTTGGCGTAGATGTTGTTGATGACCGGCTTCATCGCCTCCCGGTCGGGTTCCGGGATGTTCGGCAAACCGCCGTGCGCGCCGGACAGCAACGCAGCCGCCGCGTACACCGCGTGGTAGACGAGGTGCGGCTGGCCGTTGATGATGTCGCACAGCGGCAGGCGGAACGAGTCCTGCGCCAACGAGTCACCAACCTGCGTGCCGTTACGCCACAGGAACGCCGACGCGTAGTGGTCCAGGCTCGGCGACTTCGAACCGATACCGGCCCACTGGGCGATTCGTTTCACCGCGTCGTCGGCGTCGTACTTCATCTCGCGTGGCGCGAGCGGCCACGCATCCCACGCCGACTTGTTGATGTCGAACCAGGTCACGTCGGTGAGGTCGACACCGGCCGAGGCGAGCAGGGACCGGTCGCCGTCGGTGTCCGCCGACAAATGCACCTGATCGAACGCGGGCATCGGCACCAGGGTGACGCCGATGACGTTGTATTGCTTGAAACGGCCCGCCTTACGGTCCGGCATCGTCGGGTGCCGAACAGCCTCCACGACATAGTCCTGGTCCAGGTCGACGCTTGGCCGCAGACCCTTCTTCTGGATCAGGTACACGGTGCGGGTCACGTCGGGCACCACGGCCGGGTCATAAAACTCGATGGTTCCCCACGTACCCCCCGGGCCGGGCCACGTCTTCACAACGTTGCCCACCCCGACCGCGTCGGCGTGCCCACCGGACGTGAACCGGGCCATCACGGGAGCCTTGTCCCGCCACGTTCCGCCACCAGCGGCGAACATGCGACGGTCGCCGGTCGTCACCTCGTCGGGGGCCAAGAGACCCGTGTAGCGAATCACCGACCCACCTCTTTCATTTGCTCAATTGTCTGGTGACACCGGCAGTTGATGACATTGTGCGGCATGCCCAACGGATCTCCCGGGAACATGAGCGGCTCGCCACCCACCACATAAGGCTGGTTCAGGGGTACCTTCTGATGGTCGGCAGCGTGGTGTTCGGGACGCTCCTTGTTGTCGGTGAGCGTCTGCCATTCCTTCGTCCACGTTCCGCCGTCCTCGCGTTCCACCAGGAGCGCGTGCGCGAGGAGGGAGGAGTTGTAATGGCGATTGGTTTCGGTCTGGGCGATGACCCGAGCGCGGTTAGCCCAGTTCTGGCTCCCAGTGAATTCGAGGACTCGATCAACGCGATCGGCGATCTGCTCAATGCTCTCGGCGTGTTGTCCCCCTTCGATGATTTCCCGAACCACCAGTGCGTGCACCTCGTCGGGTATTCCCACGAGGAGGTTCCGAGTGAGAGCCAGATTTGCCTGGATGTAGGGATCATCGGGGGCGAAGTCGCGTGGGAGGTGTGCCGCTGCCCATCCCTCGCGAAGGACGGGCGTGAGTGCTGCGAGGATCCGGTCTACATCCGCCTGCCACTCGGGGACCAGTTCGTAGATGGCGTCTGGGTTTGGTTGGGCGCGGAAACGGCGAAACGGTGCCATGACGACTTCGCGGGCACGTCCGAGGAACCGCTGAAGTCCTGACTTCGCGGCCCGGTAGACGTTGTCCTCCGAATCCTTGCTAGGGGGCACCGATAAGCCCCTCCCGCTGAAGCACTGCGTACAGGTTGCGGGGCTCGTGGGGCATTGAGTTGACGAGGAGGGTCACGCAGTAGCGGGTGAGGCTGGCCTGGAGGCTTTCGATGTCCACGGTGGCGTCCAGCACCTCGGTGAGGCCGGGCAGCTGCGTCCAGGCGTTCGCGAGGAGCCGGTTGGCGTGGGCGGTGTCCTGTACCTGGATGCGGGTGTGGAGATCGAAGTGCGGCACGTCGGGCCAACGGTCCCGGTTGTGTCGGTCAAGGAGCCGCTTGCCCGCGACCTCCATGGCCCGCCGCACCACCGCTTCTGCGAGCACAACGAGGGCCAGGTCCTCGCGGGTGGCGACTGACGCGGTGACCGCGCCCGGCGCTTGTCCGGGTGGGGCCTGGATTTCGCCCATCGTGTCGGGCATCGGGCCGGGCAGCTCCGACTGAATGCCGGTGAACGGGGCGGGTGGTGGTGGCGGCCCGGCCCCCTCGCCCGTGGAGCCGGTGGCGAGGAGGAACTCTTCCTGGCCCAGCATTTCCTCGCTGATGCCGGTCAGTTCGCGCACGCCTTGCTTGGCGAACAGGTTCGGGTCGCGGAGCACCACTTCGCGGGTGAACCGCATCGCCGACTCTTCGTCGGTGGGCTTGTCGTCTTCTTTGAAGTAGCCGGCGTTACGCACCGCTTCGGCTGATAGGAGGTCCTTCTCGTACAGGTTGAGCGCGTCCTGGAGCCGCTGTGGCCGCACGGACAGGGGCGACGTGTCGTACGAGTACACGTACTCGTCGGGGTTTTCGCCCATCTTCTTGAGGTGCGGCACAAGGTAGGCGGTGGTGAGGGCGTCGCAGATGCGGTTCATGACGGGTTCAATGTGCACCTTGATGCCGTAGCCGTCGATGAACCACCCGTTCCAGTGATTCGCTTCGCCCATGCCCGATAGGGCCTCCGGGGGCATGTCCATGCCCAGTCCGAGACGACGGATCGCCTCGGCCCGCAACTCCAGGGCTTGCTTGCTGAGTTCGGAGTCGAATCCGAGGAGCTTGAATCCGCGCTCGACATCTTCCGGGGACGCCTCGATGATGTGTGGCAGCACCGCGAGGGCGGTGCCTTCGCCGCGTAGGCTGGCCGCGCCAGCGGTGGCGAGGCGCATCATGAGGGTGTCGCTGGCCGATGCGTCAGGGTTGTTTGGGTCCTGCGGCAGGTCCAGGTTGTTGGGGATGATCAGTAGACCGGCCCCGACGAGGCGGGAGTCGATTTGACTGAACACGTACTTCGTCAGCTGTTCCAACTCGCGCAGGATGGGCTGGCAGCTGCGGGCGGGGCTGTCAGCGCACCAGACTCGCTGCGGGTGGGGCGTCCAGACCCGGGTGACGAGGCTGTTGTCGAGGTCGACGGGCCTGCGGAAGTCTCCCGATCCCCAGTACAGGTCGCCCTTGATGCGGCGCAGCTCAGACGAGCTGAGTACGTACCACTTGTCTTTCCCGCTTTCGGTGCGGCCCATGAAGTAGAACTCGCCGGCCACGGTGAGGTTGATGCCGCAGGCGCGGAGGTGTTCGCGGCGCGCGGCTGGCCCGCCCAGGACTGTGTCGGAAAGTGCCGCGACCTTTGGCTTCGTGGCTTCCCCTTGGACGCGGCCAAGTTTGTCGACCTTGGCGACGTAGACCCGTACCTGTGAGCAGCAGTTACCGACCCAGCGGGCGGCGTAGCCGAACTCGGGGACGATGTCGTAGAGCCGCCACAGTTCACGCTGCCACGTCTCATCACGGAACCGGTATGTGTTGTAGCTGATGTCGTCGAGCCGGTATTGAATGGCGGACGCGACCAGCGATCGTGGGTTGTTGACGATCCGCGCCTCAATGGGTTCGACGGGAACGATGTCTTTCCTGCGTCCCAGTGCCACTATTCGTCCTCCTCGAATCGCAGGAGGATCGGCGCGGTCAGGTAGCTCATTGCCAACGCGCCCGGCAGCCACAGCCACCAGCTGATCCCAGCGAACAACACCCAAAACGCGGAGCCACCGAACCCGATCCACACGCTGACACAGAACGGGCAGTGCAGCAGATACGTGAACCAATGCTCAGGGCCGTACTTACGAACGACCCACCGGAGAAGTGGTTGGCTGATCTTGTCCCTGGTGATGAGCCTGGTGACCCGGGCTACGGCCAAGGTCAGCAGGAGAAATGTGGAGACGGCCAACACGAGCTAATCGTAAGGGTAAAGATCGGCGCAGCAGTATTCCCTGACCTGCTATTTGTCAATAGCCGATCACCAGTAAGCCTCTTCCCGCCAAATCTGCTCCAGCGTGGTCGATAGGACTTGGTTCGGGGAGGCGATGCGTGCTTGCTTCCGTTCGCCGTCGATGAGGTACCGGGCGGCGTGGACCATGGCGTCCAGCCGGTCGGGGGATTCGAGCTGGCCCCACCCTACGAACGTGACGAGTTGGTCCTCCAGCTTTTGCTGGCGGCCCACAAGGTGGAGGCGGCCTTGTTCGGAGCGCATGGCCACGGGTTCGGCGCGGGTGCGTTTGCCGACCTTCGCGTCGACGCCTTTCATGGGCGGGTGGGTGCCGACGGGGAACACGCCCTGGCCGACGAGTTCGAAGTAGGCGTCGTGGAATACCTGCTGCATCCACCGCTTGCCGAGGTTGCTTTCGTACACCAGCATGTCCGCGCCGAATTCGGCCAGGGTGCGCCACGCGTGCAGGGCGGCTTCCCGGCCGACGGACATCACGGAACGGTCTCCGAGGACGAACATGTGGTTCTTGTTGTCGCGGGCTACGACGACGACTCCCATTTCGTCGTCTTCGCCGGTTAGTGATGGGTCGACTCCAACAACGGTGGCAACAATGTCGTCGGGGGTGTCGAATACGCGGAAGTTTTCCAGGTCCAGCCGGCTGAATAGTGCGCCTTCGAATGCTTCGATCAGTTCGCCGTAGAGTTCCTGGCGTCCGATTACGGTTCCTTCGTATCGGATCTTCAGTTCTTTGATGACGTGGCTGGACAGGTTCGCGGAGTTGTCGAATGTTGAGCCGCGAATGATGTGCACGGACCCGTCGGCGCGCCGTACCCATTCGGTGATGATGTCGATTGGTTTGGGTGTGGTGGTGACGAATGCGCGCGGGTGGTCGCCGACTAGGTCGGCGCGGAGGCTGGGCATGATGCCCTCGTACCAGGATGCTTTCGGCTTGAGCCATTTGGCGATTTCGTCGAGCCATGCGCCGGCTGCGTTATAGCCACGGCCTACGTCGGCGTCGTCCGCGCCCTCGGTGTAGATCTTGGATCCGTTGGGAAACAGGACCATGGGCCGGGGGCTCATCTTGTACCGGTGTTTGATCTTGCGGCGTTCCAGGACGCGGAGGATGCCGGCTGGGCCTTCCATGCAGATGGTGCGCGCGTCGGACAGGGTTTCGGCGATGACGAGCCACTCGGTGGGGACGCCGAGCCGGTCGTACGGGTGCTTCAGGACTTGGTTGACCACCCACTCGGAGCCGGCGCGGCTTTTGCCAAAGCCACGGCCAGCGAGGGCGAGGCAGACGAGCCAGTCGCCCGGGGGCGGTACCTGTTCGGGGCGCGAGACCCACCACCACTCGCCCCGGGCCATTTCGTGGAGCATCCACTCTGGTTGTGACGCCAGCCAGGCGCGGCGCTCTCCGAGGGGGAGCTGTAGCACGCGGTCCTGGAGGGAGAGGCTCACGTACCGATCATACGTTCGGAAGGAACGTTCTCAAAGAATCTTGAAGAACGAGGTTGACACCCCTACGTAGGGGTGTGTAGCGTTCTCCGTGTCAAGCAAGGCGGTCACTTGACAACTACATAGAGACTTCGGGACCACCCAATCGTTGGGTGCTTACACGCCATCCTTTTAGCTCAGATGGCTGAGCGTTTGTCTAGTAAACAAAAGGTCACAGGTTCGATCCCTGTAAAGGAATCCAAATTAGCCTCCACCACTCGGGTGGTCCCGGTAACTTTGCATCCCCGCTTTGACCACGCTTCGGCTGGCAGCTCACAGCCATATGGAGTACTGGCTCCGGCTATTGCTGAGAACGCAGCTGCGTAGTGGGAGGGGATGCCAAAACTCAAGGACGAGCGTGCGGACAAGCGACCACGAAATGCGCTGAGTGGATCCGTGTACGAGCCAAATAGCAGGCATCCCAGACCTCCTCAGACGAGGCCCGGATGGGAATGTGGAACCCACCCTCGTTCGGTCGGCTCTCGTCCTTGAGCAAGCTGCTCACTCTCCCTCGCCCGAAGGGGCGGCGCACGGGAGAGTGAGCACCAGACGGCCCCCCCTCACCGTTGAGACTCCCCCAGGAACTCCGGACCGAGGGCGACCGCCGCAGAAGGTCCCCCCGCTGCTGGCCGGAAAGGGGGGGACACAAACTTCCGCACCCGATGGAGTGCGGGGGCGGGGTGGTTCCCGCTAAACACCCGGTGCAACTTCCGTTAAAGCGGGACCTCTTCTGCCCGTATTGTCCTTAAAATATAGAAGGGCCGCGAAGGTATGCGAAGCCCCCGCGTCCAAAGATGTGGGGCGAGCTTTGCGGGTCCCCCGCTTGAGGGGAGGGACGGTATACGGCCCGTTGATCTGAGGGGGACCCGCCTTCCGTACACACCTATCACGCACCACCTGACAGAGAGGCACCATCATGGCGCGATCCGCGCTCGTCCCAACCGACGCCGAACTGGCGATCGGGCACCTCATGGAAGAGGTGCAATCGTTGAAGGAGAAGAACCGCGAGCCCACGCCCGAGGAGAAGCTCCGCGACACGATCAACCACCTGCTCGGCCAGCTCGGCGCGAAGATCACCAGCGAGGACAAGCTGCGGTTCGAGGGAACCGAGTTCATCCTGCCGGCTTCGTACAGCGGGAACATCCCGAAGGCCATCGACTACCTCCGCAACCTGGAGAACGAGGCCAAGAAGCAGTTCTCGTTCAACAAGACGTTCCGCTACCGTCCGTACGACGGCGCGTACGCGTTCATCCAGGTCATGAAGCAGCTCACCGGCACCTCCGGTCTGGGCGTTGACCGGGTCACCATGTTCGGCAAGGAGCCACCGGAGTTTGTCTCCATCAACGTGTCTCCCACCGAGACGGTCCAGGTTCCGTGGGGGCAGATCGCCTTCCCCACCTACGAGGCGACGTTCGACGTGGGCTACACGACGGACGAGTACGGCTTCGTCTCGCACATCTCGGTCACCGCGCCCCGCAAGTTCCGGGGCCACATCGAGGCCATCTTCGGGCTCATCGAGCGGTACCTCAAGGAGAACTCGATCTACCGGGGCAAGGCCATCAACGGCCACAACCTGTCCCCCGAGTTCATCGACCTCAGCCGCGTGGACGAGCGCAAGGTCGTCTACAGCCAGTCCGTGCTGCGCCAGCTGTCCGCGAACGTGTGGGCTCCGATCCGCTACTCGGAGCGGTTCCGTTCGCAGGGCATCCCGCTGAAGCGGGCGGTGCTGTTCGCCGGCCCGTTCGGCACGGGCAAGACGCTCGGCGCGATGCTCACGGCGAAGGAGGCCGTCGAGAACGGCTGGACCTTCATCATGTGCCGCACCGGCAAGGATGACCCGGCCGAGGTCATGAAGACGGCCGAGCTGTACGCCCCCGCCGTCGTCGTCATCGAGGACATCGACGTGCACGCGGGCACCTCCACCAAGGTGGAGATCAGCCGGCTGCTGGAGATGCTCGACGGCGTGGTCAACAAGGGCAACGAGGTCATCGGCCTCTTCACCACGAACCACATCGAGGAGATCCAGAAGGGCGCGCTGCGTCCGGGCCGCATCGACGCGGTCATCGAGATCGACGACCTGGACGAGCCCGGCTTCCGGAAGCTCATCACCCTCACGCTGGGCGATGAGTGGCTGGAGGACAACATCGACTGGTCGGCCGTGGCGAAGGCGTACGAGGGCTTCAAGCCTGCGTTCGTCGCCGAGGCTGCCAACCGCAGCCAGCGGTTCGCGATGGCCGAGAACGGCGGTCTCCCGAAGGTCGCCAACACCGAGGACCTGATCCTCGCCGCCCAGTCGCTCCGTCCGCAGCTTGAGCTGATGGAGGGTGCGAAGGAGGGTGTTGTCGTCAACACGCTCGACGACGCGATGCGGACCGCTGTGGAGGGTGTCGCGAAGCGCACCTCGATGGCCGGGCGGACCTTCCACGTCGAGCCGGCGACCGTTCTGAACGGTGGTCGCCAGTAAGGTTCCCGCCTAGCTCCTGACCGGGGTAACGACCGGGGCCTGCGGCCTCTCTCAGGCTCCGGTCGGGGCGCAGGGGCTAGTAGCCAGCGAAGGTGCCGACACCCTTCACGGGACGGAAGTGTCGGGCAAGGAGAAGGCCCCCCGGTAGAGCCACCGGGGGGCCTTTTTCTTTGGTACAAACACTTGCACTGTGGGGAAGGTACGGGTATGTTCGAGCTACACAAAGAGGCCAGCGAGGAGAGGGGGGAGCGGGTGTCACCGAGGCAGGCAATGAGCGGAGACATCAGCCTCATGAGGCTGCTGTACAACGCCAACCCGGTGTTCAGCCGGAGCGACTTCGGGGACCTGGAGGCACTCAAGAAGGACCTCACCGAAAACGGGATGCGCCTACCGATCGTTGCGCAACCCGACTACCTGATCATCGACGGAGCGCGGCGCGCCCGCGCCGCCTACGAGCTGGGCTGGGACTGGGTGCCGATCAAGCTCACCCGGGACTTTGACGAGGTCCTGGAGCTGGTCGCGGAGAACAACGCCGACCCGGCCCACAAGCCGATGCGGTGGCTGGAGATGGGCGACTTCCTGCGCCTCCTCAAGCCGCTATACAACCCGCACCGGCTCAGCCGACCGAAGGACACCAAGAGCCGCAGCAACTTCACGGCCGAGGTCGCGAATGCCCTCGGCCTGCTCTACACCCACGTCGAGCACATGGGTCGGATCCACAGCCTCCTGGAGAGCGTCAAGAACGCACCCGAGCTGTACACGCGGATGCAGGAACTTGTCGCCTCCTACGAGCCGTACGGCTCATCGGAACCGTACGAGCGGATCCATTCAGTACACCGCATGTTGTTCGACATGCGGACCATCTGGCGCAACACCGGCCAGATTGGGGTACCAACCCCGTCACCGGCCACAAAAAGCCGAACCCGCGTCCCGGCTCGTGTAATCCTGCCGGACGCTCCCGTGGAACCCCTCGCCCCGGCCGAGCAACTAGACCGGCTAGAGCGGATCACGGGCACCCTGGAGGCCCTCGCGCGAGAGATGGCCGCCCTCGGTGAAATCAACCCGCTGGTACCGGCAGAAGCCCTTGCGGGCTTCTCGAAGCGGCTATGGACGCCGCTGGTAGCCATCGGCACCGTCAGGACGAATGTCCGCAACCACATCAAGTCTCAAGAAGGGCAATCCGAATGCCAGCCAGCAAAGTAACGTATGAGCGGCACGCGCCCGGCTCATTCGTCATCGACCTCCGCGTGCAGCGCCCCCTGGACCCGAACCGTGCTCAGGGCATCGCGGACAAGTTCGACCCCGACGCGTTGGGCACCCTCCACGCGTGGCGCATGGACAGCGGCGAGCTGATCCTCATCGACGGCCAGCACCGCGATGATGGTGCGCAGCGCGCCGGGTGGAAGGGCCACTTCTACGTCAAGGTGCTGCACGGCATCACGATCGAAGAGGCAGCCACCCTGTTCAAGCTCCTCAACAACACGCGCAAGCTCCAGCCGCTCCACGCCTACAAGGTGTCGCTGACGGCGGGCGAGCCGGAGGCGGTGCTGCTCAACAAGGTCGCTACCGAAGCTGGCATCAAGGTCGATTGGGGCGCGGGCAACTACACCGCCGTCTCGTCGGGCCTGCGGATCGTGTCGCGCCGCGAGGGTGCTGACGCGCTGCGGTGGGCGTTCCAGGTCTCCAAGAACGCGTACAACTCCGACCCGAACAAGGACTTCCTGAACGGCCAGTTCATCGAGGCCCTGGCCATGGTCCGCGCCCGGTACGGCGTCAAGGTGGAGACCAACAAGATGGAGAAGGCCCTCGCGTCTCTCCCGAAGGGTGTGGCCAACGTCGTCGGCGACGCCCGCACCTACAAGGGGGTCAAGGGCGGCCACGTGGCCACGAACATGGCCGACGCCATCGTGACCATCTACAACAAGGGCAAGCGCGTCGGCAAGGGCGCACTGCCGGAGTGGCGTCGATAGTCCGATGAGCCTCTCAGTTGCCCAGCTCGCGTGGACGGCTGGCGTGCTCGACATGCGCGGCAAGATCCAGGTGAAGCAGAACAAGATGCGCGCCACCCGGCAAATGACCCTGTACGTCGAGAGCGGCAACCTGTCCGTCGTGCGCGAGCTGGGCCGGCTGACCGGCACCGTCCCCGAGGCCCGCAAGTCGGCCCGGGAAGTGTTCCACCGTCGCGGCTGCAATGAGCACTGCGAGGACCCGCACGTTGAGGTGCTGGCCGACGTGGTGCCGCAGGCCAAGTGGACCGTGACCGGCGTAGCCCTGGCTGTGGTGGTCGGTAGCGTCGAGCCGTACCTGCGGGAGCCGTTGAGGTTCGCGGAGGCGCGGGACGAGGTCATGGAGGGCCTGGCGGTGCACGGTCCGGGCAGCGGCGCGATCATCAAAGCGCTGACCAGGCTGGAGGAGCTTGGTTGGGATGTGCCGCCCGCGTTGAACCATCTACTACCAGTGAAGGTGTGACGTGATCTGGGACATCCTCAGTATCGGCGCGCGGTGGCTGATCATGTCAACCACGATCTGCTCACTGGTATGCGTCTACTCCCGCAAGTTCGGCAAGATGAAGGCCGCCGAGTTCGCGTGCGAGTGGTTCCAAGAGACGATTCCAACCATGCAGCCCGGCTGCCTGTACATCCTCGCGTACGAGATGATGACCGACCGCGAGCCGTGGTCGTTGGGTGTGTACATCCTGACCGCGTTGATGGTGCCGCTCTACAAGCGCGACCACGAAGACCACAAAGACGATCGGTGGAAGAAGCGGCGCAAGAAGGTCGCCGCCAAGATCAAGGCCCTGGCCTCTGGTCGTCTAGTAGTTGTCCCAGCAGGGAGGTGAGCCGGATGAGCGCCATGCATAGGCGTTAGTCCAGCGCGCGGTGCGCTGGCAGCTTGAGGGAGCTGCGATGTCCCGCACCGATGTTCACCGACCCTGGCGAGTCCAGGAAACCGACCCGTACGAGCGTCACCGTTGGCACCGCGTATGCGGCGATTCCTGGTGGCCCCTGTACAACATGTGCGGTTGTCGTCTTTGCACTGGCCACGACTGGATCCACTACGGGCACAAGCGGCAGCGGGCCGCCTGGACCCGCATGGAGGCCGACTTCCGCAAGTGGGCGGCTGAGGACCGCGACACCATTGATCCATACATCAACACCCGTGACACCTATTGGTGGTAGAGGAAGGAAAACCTGATGAAGAAGCTCGTGGTGGCCGCGCTCGCTGGCGTGGTGGCCCTCGCCGGCCTGACCGGCTGCATGTCGGACGCCGACATTGCATCGGAGAACGTGTCCAAGGCCGCCGACAACTTCGAGGTCGGTCGCCGGGTCACCGTGGTCAACGGCATCACCGACAAGTACCTGCTGGTCATCGAGGGTTATTGCTCGCTCGGAAACTCCGACAAGGAGCGCGAGATCTCGGTGACCTGCAAGGACGTTACCGGTTACGGCGGCTTCAAGAAATACTTCGTCACGTTGTCCGACAACGTGATCGTCCTGACCGAACAGTTGCAGGCCAGCCAGGTCAGCACGGAGCGGTCGCGCGTCGTGTTCAAGCCGGAATCGATCATCCCCGACATTCGCGTCGGCGGATAACCAAGAAGGGATCCAGGTTCGATGAGTCGAGCTAAGAAGATCTGGGCGGCCATCACCGCCGC